GGGCGTCATCGCCGTGCACGCGAGGGGGAGCGGCAAGACGCTGGCGGCGGCGACGGCGACCCAGTGCTACCTGGACAGGTTCCCCGATCGGAGGGTGGTGGTCATCACGCCGGCGAGCCTGGTCGCCAACTTCCGCAAGGAGCTGGAGGCGACGAGGCCGCTCCGGCATGCGGATCGGTACACCATCATGAGCTTCCAGGCGTTCATCCTGCGGCAGAAGAGCCGCAACCCGATACGCTGTGATCGGACGATGCTCGTGGTGGATGAGGCCCACAACTTCAGAACCATGTACAAGAAGACCAAGAAGAAGACGGTCGGGATCATGACCAAGCATGTGTCGGACTGTGCGGAGAGGGCGGACAAGGTGCTCCTCCTGACGGCCACACCACTGGTCAACAGACCGTCCGACCTGGCACCACTCCTGAACATGATACGGGACGATGGCGCACCCGCGATAACGACGACGGCCTTTGACAACCACAGCAACGAGATCCCGTTCTTGGAGAGGTATGTGAGGGGAAGGATCCACTTCTTCACGCCGGAGGACGACACCCAGAGGGTCATTTACCCGCACAAGGTGGAGCACCGGCCCGAACTGTTTGTCATGAGCCCCGAATACCTCAGAAAGTACGAGGATATCGAGAACAAGCTGACGACGGACGACAGCGTGTACCTGTTTGGGGATATCGACACCACGGTGTTCTTCAACGGGATGAGGCGTGCGGCCAACACGCTCGATGTCTCGGATCGGTCGAATGCGCCCAAGATCAGGTGGGTCGCCGATTTTCTGGGCAGATCGCAGCCGACCGACAAGACCGTCATCTTCTCACAGTTCCTGGACATGGGGTCCAAGGCCGTCCACAGGAGCCTGACCCCCGAGCTACGGGCCGTCAGCGCATTCATAACCGGCGACACCCCCCCGAAGGACCGGCAGAAGATCGTCGACCGCTTCAATGACGGCGAGATCCGATTCCTCTTCCTCTCCAAGGCCGGTGGCGAGGGCCTCGATCTGAAGGGGACGACGTCGCTGATCCTGGTGGAGCCAACATGGAACCGCACGATCGAGGACCAGGTGGTTGGGCGCGTGGTCAGGTACCGGTCCCACGCCCACCTTCCGTTCAACAAGCGGAGGGTGGACATCCACAGGCTGTTCCTGATCAAGCCGAGGGACGAGACGGTCATCGACGAGGTCCTGGGGGGCGAGGCGGTCCACCACCCAGAGGGAGGCCTCCTGTCCATCGACCTGATGATGGACAACCTCCGACGCAGGAAGCAGCAGGAGATCGATGCCTACACCCGCATCCTCCGCACCTTCAACAACTGATTGAACATATCTAACCCCCCTTAAACCAGTCTGTGCATCCGCCTTAAGGATTAGATAAATCCTTAAGTGTCTGTTATCTTAATATGATAACTGGAGAGACCCCGACTCTCAGCTCGAGGCGGATCTGTTTAAGCAGGAGTGTGCGAATGAGCACGGCTACTCGATTGTTCGTTTATTGCAGGCAGGGTTGGAACCGCTTTAAAGCAATGACCGAAATGATTTAAAGACATATCACGTCTTTAAGCCGTTTTATCAATAAACTGTAGATGGTTTCAACCCTGATTGCAGGAGGATGTGTGGTTTAATCATGAGTTTGACGACGGCTGCTGCTTCTTAAAGGACACCCCACCCCGAGCTGATAGGGGGATGAGGTCGTTCCATTGGAGGCCGAGGTGGTTGGTGAGGATGGGGTGTATGAGTCTGAATTCGATGAGGATATGGGTGCCATCAAAGGGAAAATTGGTGACCTGGATCATCTTGTCCTGGTGCTGGTATTTGGATTGTGATGTGCGCAGCTTCTCGAGAAAGACGTCTGCACCCCTGAATACCGGCAGGTCCTTGGTATAAGGCTGGACGAGCTGATGCAGGCGTCGGTAGTCTGCCAGTGTCAGGGTGCGGACAATGTCCTTGAAGACGTGGCGGACGATGAAGGCGGCCTGCTTGGGGGATCGGTAGGTCAGAAAGTAGTGAAGGAACAAGGCCAGTATCGTCGGTATGCGAGGATCATCATCCGTCGGAAAATAATCCCGGGTCTGGATGAACTGCAGGTTATCGATGCCGCGGAGATGTTTGGACGGTAGGACGATGGCCTTGTATTGTGCAATGAGACCGTCGAGGATCGGCAACGACGCCTCGAGCGGGCACCCGATGGTCGCCTGCACATAAAACGAGGTGTCGATATTCTGGGACTTTCGGAGCATAATGATATCGGACACGGCGGTCGGGACGATGGCATAGAAGGGGAGATCGGCAACGTGAACGGGTCGAGACGACGATCCGCTCCGTATCGCAGATACGGACGATATCTTGTCCGGGGCCCTTAAGAAGTCGGAAATCGATCGAAGGGATTTTTTAAGATCGGCGAGGATAATGTTTGTAATAGAGGATCCTGGGCGGTGCGAGAGGTGTAGGAATGTGAATTCGGCGTCGTTAAAGAGGCCTTGGAGGTCATCGAGGGAATCGATCGTGTATGTCATGCGAGAAGCCGTTGTGCAGGTGAGCGCCGACCACTTCTTGGAGACACAAGAGTCCAGGAATAGCCTGAGCTTCTTGTCCAGCTTCT